CCTGTATTAGTTCCGCTAGTATTACCAATAACTGTTAAGTTAGCATCGGTTACATATCTTTTATCAACACTATCAGCAATGTCAGCTGTAGTTGCATCCGCACCACTTGTAACTAATCCTTTACTATCATAAGTAATTTTAGTTTTTGTAGCTCCTGTAATAGCAGCATTTGCAGTTACCTTTGCATCTATATTTGTTTTTACTAAATTATTTGTTGGGTACTTTGTAGTGCTTGTATCTAAAGTTGTATTTTCTTTATTAGCTACATTTTCAGGTGTAAAGCCTAAACTATTTTCTTTTGTTGCTAATCCATCAACTAAGGCTTTTGTATTAGCGTATGTAGTTGTTGAGCTTGATGTATAAGAGCTTGACTTATTAGTTATATTTTCAGGTGTGAAACCTAATGCAGTTGCAACTGTTTTATTTTTCCATAACGAAGTTGAGCTTTCATAGGTTAACACATCATTATTAACAGGTGCAACACTAATCAAATCAACATTATGTATTTCATCTAATTCAAAACCATTTTGAATACGCACATATATTTGCCCAGCTCCGTTGTTTGCTTTTTCAACAATCCCAATAGATACTACATGGTTAGGAGCGTATGGCTTAGAGCTTGTTAAAGTTCCAGCAGTTGCTCCTAAATAAAGAGAATCACCAGCATTATATAATCCTGTATTTAACCCATCCAAAACACCTTGACAAGTAATCATTCCATTATTGCCAGCGTTTATATTCTCCGCTGCTAATCCTAATGTCTTTGCAGATGTTGCATCGCTTGTATTATATGCTAACTTAACAGATGCTTTATTGCCACTTGCTGAAAATAAATAAACTGGTTGCCCTTTTAATATAGTTACGCTATCAGCATTATGTACATAAGCGTGTAATGTTTGTCCTATATTAGACATTACATTGCTATTGTTCAATAGATAAGCCAAAGCTCCTGTTTGTCCATTGTAAGCAATTTGTCCTTGACTAGGTGCGTTTGTTGGTGTTAAATCAAAAGCCAAAGCATCAACTGTAATAGCATTTGTTGTAACGTTGCCATTATCAGTTACATCTTGTAAATCCTGAGTTCCCCCACCGCCTAAAAAATTTAAAGCACTTAATTGTGTAACTCCGTCACCTATTTTATATTGCCCTGTTTGTAATAAATGTACTTGTTGCCCTTGTTTCAAAACAAGTGTTGCATTGGCTGTAAACCACGCACTATCTTTATATCCTATTCTTATATCTACTTGTGCCATTAATTAATTGGGTCTATAATTGTTGATGAATTGCCTGTTATTGTATCTATTATTTCCTGTAGTACTTCTACAGTATAAGTTCCGCTAGTTGTAAATGTTTGTAAAGTATTTCCGTTTTGGTCTTTAATCTCAACTACAAACGCTGTAGTTCCGCCACTTGTTTGCCCACCTACATAAATGTAATTACCATCAAATATGTTTCCGCTATTGATAGGTAAATTACAACTAAATCCAAAGATGTGAGAGCTTAATGTAATTTCAAAAAAGAAACCACTAACCATGTCATCTCTATCTTCTGTATAATCAGTTAGCTGAGTGTTTCTGCTTATTCTTAAACCTATATTTTCATTATCTGATATTTGCTCTAAGTAGTTCAATAAGTCAAAAGCTATTTGCTCACAATCACTTAAAACGTGATTTTCGTTGCTTTCGTCTAAATTTACTTTGTCACTAATGTCAATAAGAAATCTACGTTCAACTACATTATCAGTCATTGCTACATTTTGCAATGAACACCAAAGCAAAGGATATTGGATGTTTTCCGATGCTCCAACCTCCCACTTATCTCCAAAATAAAAGCTATTTAGTGCTTTGTGTTTTGAAGTAAAGTTTTTTAGTATCTCTATTGTTTGGTTTAATGTTAGCATAAATTGGATTTAACTTTTTTAATTTTTCAAGCATTTGTTTTTCCTTTTCTAGTTTTTTCATGCTGAATGGCTTTTGCGTATCATATTAATATACTTCTTTTGTTCCCAATCTAAATCATTAAAATCATCCGGTAAATAAATGCCTGTAGTGTATGCGCTATCAGTACCATTTAACCCATCGCATGAACATTCTAAATACTTAGGGTAAGTACTACTATTATCAATTAAGTATTTAATCAAAAGCTCTGAGTAATGTTCAGCTTTAATACGACATCTATCCATTAAATACTTTAAATCATTTGTATCAATAGCCTGTGAATTTTCACTTGACTTAACCATGATACCTTTATTCTCAAAACGGAATTTTAATAATGGTAAGGCTTCCATTTGAACATACCATAATAACATTTTTTGTATCTTATAAGTAATTAAATTACTATATGCAGTTGTTATTGGTGTGCTAGGCGAAGCGTTGTAATTAACTATTGCAAGTTTTAAATCTTCATACAACGGAGTACCTACAGCTTGTTGTAAGTAAATATCTTGACACATGATAATTGTTGGTCTGATTAATTCAAAATCAGCATTATCATTTATTACTGAATTATCTTTTAGATAATCTTGACTTATAAATAAAACGTCCTCTGTCATTTTTTCTTAATTACTTTAACTGTTTTTGCACTCCAGATATGTCTGCAATACGGAGTTGTTTCACCTGTATTACCATTGGTATAAAAGCCACCTCTATAACTCCAAGCATTCATTCCAAACTCATTATTTAAGCTATCTATTTTTTCAAATGTATAATGCTTAGTCTTTGTTATTTCTAATAAGTCTGCACAAAACTCTCTAGGCTTAATACGTTTGCCAGTTTTTGCATTAGTTGTTGGCATCCCTTCGGCTAACTTATATTTGTAAACAGTTCTAATTTCTGTTTCACTAACTGGCTCTGTTTCCTTTTCTAAAGCCTTTTCATTAGGTACATAACCACTTGCTGTTTCAACTAGCAACCCTCTTGTTTTGATACGTTGTAAAGATTGAACGATATCCAAATAGTTTTGATTTAATTGTTTCATTAAATTTTCAATAGTCAAAGTTGGATTGCCTTTAATAGCATTTAAAACAGCACTATCTAAATCACTAACTGTTATGATAGTTTCAAAAGCCATTTTAGCAGCTTTTAATTCATATCTAACCGCATCGTTGCTATCGTGTATATGTACATCTTCCTCAAATAATACCTCGCACTCAAAATCATCTTCAGCCAATTCTTTAAACTTAGCTAGTATTTCAGCTTCACTATATTGTTTACTTAATTGTTGAGGTTGCTCAACTTCAATTCCTAATATTTCTTTTGCAGCATTGGTATCAATACCATACGCTTTTACTCTAGTTATTGCCAACGCTTCTGGCAATTTACCCTTATTATAATCACGTATAATTCTGTATAAGTCTGCATTTTCACTTGCACTTAATCCACGTAAAGCATCGTTACTTTCAGATGCTTCAACTTGAACAGGTTCTCCGTTCGTGTCCACTTTTGGAGCTGTTAATGGACTATAACCTTTTAATTCTCTACGTTCATCCTGAGTTAAATCAGCATCATTAGATAAGTCTAAACCTATTGGTTTTAATGTTTCAAATTCTAAATCTATTGTTTGCCCTGTTTTAAGTTCAAATAAATATTCAATAAAATTAGATAATTCTTTTTGACGTGGCTTAGTATATGTATTTAAAAATAGTTCGTAGCTATCATTTAACGATACACGTGTACCTAATTGTCCCTCTTGTTTAATTCCAAATAACTCAGGATTAGTTATGTTATGTCCTACTATTATTTTTTGTTGATACCTCTTAGAAATAAACTCAAATTTTTTATCTAAGTCATCTACATTTAAAGCACTAATTTGAGCAGCCTGTCCGTCTTTGTCGGCATAATTAATTACAACCTCACCAGCATTTTCAACACCAGTTAAGGAGCTTGTTAACTTATCTTTGATTATTCTTTTATTCTCAGGTGTTGGCTCACCATTAAAGAAAGTAACTAAAGTACCAGCACTAAAGCCTTTCATAACATAGTTACTGTTAAAAGTACTTACATCAATATCAGATTTAATTTCTTTTAAAGCACCTTTGTACTCAGGCAATACATAAGGCATTTTGTTGTTGTACTTTGGTTGGTAATACTCAAATTTTAAAAAGTATGTCCCAGCTTCGTTACCAACTTCATATCTTTTATATTCCGTTACTTCGGCTTTGCGGTCTGAAAAATCATTGCAGTAATATAGTATTGAGCTATCTTCATTTAACCTACAGTTAGCGTAATTTAAATGAAAGTACTCTATTGGCACACCTTGTAAGTTAGTTACAACTTGAACATAAAAGCTATTAAACAATTCACAATCTAAAGATATTTTTTTACCAAATTCGTCAAATGTTTCAAATCTATTTATCTTATTAGTAAATAAATCAAATGATTGCTGTAAGGCTTCATTTGTAGGTTTTAAGCCTTCGCCATATAAATAACGTGCTTTAGCTCCAACAATAGCATTGTGTTCAGGATGTTCGTTAAAATAACGTATTAACTCATTTGGAAAATCATTTAACTTTCCGAATTTTACAAAGCCTTTTACCCTATCTTTTTCCATTACAGGTGCTTTATATTCACCGAATGTTAAATAAGCAATTTTGTTTTCAGGGTCTATTATTTCAAATTTAGCCATTGAATACCTTTATGTTAGGTTTATTATAATCAAATTGTGGTACATCGGTCGAGCTACCTATAACATCAACTCTTCCATTTTCAACAAGGTTTAAGCCAGTTGTATCTTTATTAGTACTACTAGCTTGTTCGTATATTTCATACTTCCAAGTCCCAGCGGTTAAACTAACATTTGTAGGCTCAACAATTACAAATTCGTTATATCTTAATTTGTTGATGCTTATATCTGTAGGTATTAATTTTTTTACTGTATTTTTTTCGTCCGAGGTAAACACAAATAAATAGTAAGGATTGGTAATAGTTGTTTTTTCCGATAAGGTTAAAATGACTGTATTACTTGTGCCTTTATTTATTAAAATCATATTTATATGTACACTATTTTAGTAAAAAGTATATATTTGCAATATGAATTATAAAAGACGAGCAAACAAATTAGTAAAAAGATTTGCTGAAGAAATGGGTATTATTCCACCCCTAGCAAAAGCATCTGTAATTACTTATTTAACTTACACGATTGAGAATGTAAACCAATCTGATAAATTTACAGATGAGGAAAAAACACGTATTGTAAACGATTATACAAAAACTTTAAATGCTTTGAATGACAATATTGTGCAAAGTAACTAGTCGAGGTCGACCAGCGGAATTATTAAAGGCTATTGATAGTTATATTAAGTTAGCCAATAATCCAAATGAATTAAAGTGGTTATTTAGCTTTGATACTAATGACATTACTTGTAACACCTCTGAATTTGTTAAATCTATTCGCAATAGGATATACACACCGACAATTGTATTTGGTGAATCAAAAAACAAAATAGATGCTATTAATAGGGATGTTAATGACTATCATTCTAATTGGGATATATTAGTTAATATTTCAGACGACCAACTAGCTGAACGCAAAGGGTGGGATAGTATTATCAAAGATGCTATGCCTACAGATTTAGACGCTAGTTTGTGGTTTAATGATGGGTGGCAAGATAGGATAAACACTATGGAAATTGTAGGCAAAGAATATTACAAACGATTTAATTACATTTATTACCCTGAGTATAAATCTTTTTATTGTGATAATGAAGCTACTGAAATAGCCATGCAACTAGGTAAATGTATTCAATCAAAAGAATGTATTATAAGGCATTACCATTATGGGTGGATGCCAAATAGTCACATGAAAAAAGATGATACATATACAAAAGCTGAATTGAATTGGGAGCATGACAAAGAGTTATATAAACAAAGAAAATTAAATAATTATGGGTTATAAAGAAAAATGGAAAGATGTAATAGGATTTGAAGGCCTATACAAAGTTAGTAATTTAGGTAATGTTATAAGCCTTATAACTAAAAAGCCATTAAAAGCTAATGGTGATAATTATGGTTATTTGCAAGTTATTTTATATAAAGGTAATAAAAGAATAACAGGTAAAGTTCATAGATTAGTGGCTAAGGCCTTTATTGATAATACTGAAAATAAACCACAAGTTAATCACAAAGATGGTAATAAAAAAAATAATAATATATCTAATTTAGAGTGGATGACTAATAAAGAAAATAAACGTCATGCTATAGATAATGGTATAACTAAAATGCATATAAATACTAGAATAGGTAAATTAAAATCTAAAGGTACAGTTATTTTAAATATAGATAATGGCATTTATTATAAGTCACCTACAGAGGCCTCTAAAGATTATAATGTAAATGCTGGTACTGTTAGAAGGTGGATACAAAAAGGAATGAAAAATTTAATACGTTGTTAATATGAAGCTATCAATTTTAATCTGTACTACTCCAGAAAGGGAGCAAATGTTTAATAAATTATTTGCTGAATTAAATAAACAAGTAATAGAATGTGGTGGCGGTGTTGAGATACTTTGCGATGATTCACCTAAAGGAACAGTTACAATAGGCGAAAAATCAAATAGATTATTAAGACTGGCCAAAGGTGATTATGTATGCCGTTTTGATTCTGATGACTGGCCTTCAAGTAATTATGTATATGAAATTCTAAAGGCTATTAATATGCAGCCTGACTGCATTGGCTTTCAAATAGCTTGTAATATGGATGGGATTAAATCTTTAGCAGCAAGTTCATTAAAATATGAATGGTCTGAAAATATAGATGGGTATAAATATGTTCGTTCAATATATCATAAAACACCTGTTAAACGTGAAATAGCTTTACAGTGTATGTTTCCTGACAAATCATTTGGTGAGGATTATGAGTATAGCATGAGATTAAAACCACTTTTAAAAAACGAAATATTTATAGATAAGATACTTTATAATTATAACTTTAAATACGAAAATCCTAAAATAAAATATGGACTTAATAGTTAACCATTCCGCTGGTTATTTCAGCAATATGACTATTCGATTATATGAGTTGATTTCATTTATGCAAACTCATAACTGCTATCCTGACAAAATAGATAGCTCTAATCAGTTCGGTTTTTATAAGTCTTATGATAATGAAAATGTATCTGAGCTTTATATTAAAACAATAGATACTGAAATACCTTTTGACATTCCTAAATTAGATAAGGACTTCATGGCTTTTCAATTTGAAAATTATAAAACATTAGATTTTGATAGCCTAAAAAATATAGTGTATAAATACTTTTCACTTGGTGATTTAGTTGAGCTAACTAAATTAGAGCTTAAAACAAAATACAACTTAGACAAATATATTAGCGTGTTTTATCGTGGCAATGATAAATCATTTGAAACTGCTAACCCATCTTATAAGCTGTTTATACAAAAAGCAAAAGAGTTAGAATATTTAAACTTACCTTTTGTAGTACTACCAGACGAATGTAAATTTTTAAAAGCATTTAAAAAAGAAATAAAAAATGTAATTACTTTTGATGAAACACCTTGTTGTGATTTGCCAAATAGCAATTATATCTTTGATTTACAAATGGATTTGCGACCACAATTTGGAGCTAATTATAACGCTATTGTAAAGATATTATCAGAGGGTGAACACTTAATAACACACTCAGGTAATGGCGGTGTTTGGGCGTGTTTATATCGTGGAAATGCTAACAATGTACATCAAATCTATCAAAACAAAATATATGAATGATTATAGTCAATATGGCGAAGGCAAAGTAATAAACCACTACTTTCAAAATAAAACAGGCACTTGCGTATCACTCGGTGAAAACGATGGGAAAACCTTATCTAATGTTTTAGGACTTATTGAAATGGGTTTTAAAGCACATTTAGTTGAGCCTAGTAATGAAGCCTTTGCAAAGTTAAAAGAGCTACATAAAGACAATAAAAACGTTTGGCTGTATAATTATGCAATCGGTAAGCATAACGGTGAAACTACATTTTACCACTCAGGCACTCATTTAAATACTGGCGATACTTCGCTACTATCTACTATTGACAAAGACGAATTAAAACGCTGGGGTAAATCATGTGAATTTACAGAAACAAAAACTCAGGTAAAAACTTGGAATAATTTTTTACTTGATAGCTTACTTGATGAAATAGATTTTATTTCAATAGATTGTGAGGGAGTTGATTTTGAAATATTGCAGCAAATACAATTAAATAAATTAAATGTTAAAATGCTTTGCATAGAATATAATAATGTTGAGGAAAATAAGTATATTCAACATATGAAAGAATATGGCTATAAACTACACTATAAAAACTTTTGTAATTTAATCTTTGTAAAATGAAAAAATATAGAATACTAGAAATAATTAAAAAAAGAGGTGATGTAATTTATGTACTTCAAAAAAGATATTTTTTATTTTTTTGGAAGGATGTTAATAGTTATTATGATATTGATACAGCTATAGAAATGAAAAATATTTTATATTTTAATGAATATCAAGATAAAATAATTTCAAAAAAAGTATTAAAATGAATTTAAACGAAATACCTAAATACTTAATCAATTTACCTAGTCGGACTGATAGGCTACAAAAAGCACTATTACAAATAAACTCATTTTATGACAATAGCCGTATTGAATTAAAGAATGGCATAATAGATACAACACCACTAAAAGGTATTGCTAAAGCTCATTTAAATTGCATTATGGATGCAAATGATAATAACTATCCTTATTGTATTATTATGGAAGATGACTTGT